GTACGGGGGATAAAACAAAATGTGAGTGAACGAATTGTGAAGGAACAGAGTGTTGTCGCTGTGTGTTAATGAGTTACGATGGCAGGAAGGTGTGTGAGGGCGCAAAACGAATTGTGAGGCGAGCGAACACGAAGCAAACGAAATGAGGGGATAATGTTCGCGTAGAAAGGAGAAAGGGACGAAAAGATATATGAGGCTGCATGCGTGCTGATAGATGGCCGTGTGCGGCCTCTATTGTGCTCTGACGGGGCTGTAGAGCCTACTTCATGCCTGAATAGCGCAAGCTAAACCGCAGAAAAAAACAGATGGAGCTTTTATGATGGTTTTCTGTTAAAATTCCGTTAAAATATGGAACACCCGTACTAACACCCGTACTACACCCGTACTTTTAAAAAACGAATTGTATAATAACACCCGTACTACACCCGTACTTTTTCTGCATTTTTAATAGGTGAGTTAATACCCAAAACGACATAAAAACACGCAAAAATAAGGCTTTTTTCGTTGAGTTGGAGGGGCAAATGCAACAAAAAAGCCTTTTTATTTGATGTATTGTGCTATTTTTCAGCAGTTTATGAAAAATAATGCTTATCTTTGTGTGTGCAGGTGGTACAAACTGCACAATTTGTACGTTTTAAAACTGATTTTATGAATGTCATTCAAAAAATTAAAGCTATCTACCGTGCAAGACGCATTAAAAAGATTAGAGAGCTCAGGAATTATAAAGAATTTGTCGATTTTATAGAAAAGATAAAATCAGAGCAAGTATTGAAATAAGTGCGCTAACAATAGTGCATAGATAATTCGTTTTTTAGATTTGTGAGTATTTCAGTTGCTTCTTTACAGCCTTTTAAACATGTATAATTTAGAATATCATCTATATTCTTTTGAAAATAATCTCTCCTTTTAATCATTGCAGCTTTATTCTTATACGATTTCAGCGAAGTTTTTACATTATCTTCGTACTTTTCTGCCATTTTTTTACAAATATCTGTTAGATCTATCTGTAAAAATGTTCCGTTATTTATTGCGGCTGTTAAATAAGCCGGAAATCTTTTAAAATTATCTCGATAACGCTCTTTTGTCTTTCTGTATAAGGCTGGGAAATCTTTTCTTTTTTTTAGTTCAAGAAATATAGGAAAATATCTTTCTGCTGATTGAACATGCTTCTCAAGACTAAAGAAGTCTTTATCAGACAGAATGTTTTTATGCGTATATATCATACTTGCAAATAAATTAATAAGATTATCTGTGAATTGTTCATTTCTAACCTTTTCTAAAGGAGGATAAACACATTCTTCAGTCCACTGGACTCCTTCTACTGGCTCCATTGAAACTTCAAGAACAAACTTTTGCAAAGTGTTTTTAGAACTTTTATAGTGCCGATATAATAAATAAAACAGAAATGCGTGAATAAAAAGAACTACGATTCCAGGTATTATCTTTCCAATAATAAAAAAGGATGGAACAAATAATAGTGCAGAAAGCAATAAAAGAAGTAAAAGAGATATATACAAATTTTTTTTCATATCATTCCATTCTTATCATTCCCACCACCAGGGCGATGGAGTATATATGTTCGACTTCGAGTTCAAAGGGGCGATAGTTGGGGTTATCGGACACGATTTTTATGTGCTCCTGGTCGTGCCCTGGCTGTACACGTTTGATGAGTGCGCCCTGATCGGTGTCGAGGACGTAGGCTTTATTCCATTGGAAAAACACGCTGTCACGTTTCACTCTCTTGCATGCAACCAGGTCACCGCTGTTGTATGTAGGTTGCATAGAGTCACCTTTCACGGGGATAAGGAAGTCTGCTCCGCTCATGGATGGTATGATATACCTGTCACATTCATACTCCATCACCTGCATGTCGTCGCCACTTAATGCCCCAGCCATTGCAGACACCGGTATCAGCGGTATTCCTTTTTTGCACTTCGGCTGATCATCAAAAGAATAACCACTTACCTTTGAGTTGTTGTGGTGGTAACTGATCAACATGCTGCCTTTCCCAGATAAAAGATAGTTGGCATCCACATCTTCACATTTTGCGAATATCAAGTCAGCGTCAAATGTGTCTCTCGACAACCATGTATTAATTGTCTGTGCTTTTACGCCTATACGTTTGGCAAATTGTGACTTATTGCCTTTGTCGTAGTGCTCAATTAGGGCAGTTAATACATCTGATTTACTCATTTCGAATATATATTTTCAATTTTCCAATAAAATAAATCGCATTTTGCTTGCATCGTATTCGCAAAATGAATACATTTGCAGTTCCTATCGAAAACGAAAGACGGGCGCAAAGATAGCAAATCTTTGAGAATTAGCAAAAAATGAATGAGAACAACGATTGCGAGACTTTTGATATTAGCGCCGGCCGGCTGGTTCGTGAGAATAGGCACGGCTTTTTTGAAACGATTTTATAAACCTTTTAAAATAGAAAGAAAATGGCAGATATTATCATGAAGCACGGCGAGCGCAAGAAGCTGGCCGCAAAGTTCAAAGTTAGCGAAGTGACGGTGAGGGATGCGTTGAAGTTCCGCACCCACAGCAGCCTGGCGAACCTCATCCGGAAGGCAGCGCTGGAGAACGGTGGGGCTCTCGTAGGAGCCAGCACGCTGAAAGAAGCAACCCAGCAGGCTGGATGAAGCAACCAAGCATGTATAGTTATCAACGAAGTATTAACCACATAAAACGAATGATCATGAGAAAAGAAAAAAGATTTCTTCCGAAGAAGTTCCCCGCAGAAGTTGCACGTTTCTTCAAACCACACAAGACCGGAACGAATGCCGAGATAGACCAGAAGACGGGCATCGTGATCCGTCCGGGAACCCACCAGTACGAGAAGAGCAAGGAAAGAAGCTACATACCCGTGTACAACGGCAGAGGTACCGCCCACGTGGCTTACGACAAAAAAGGAAGGAAGGTGTACGTATGAAAACCTTCCGAACCATTCAGAAGTTGGTCGCAGCCGTCGGCCTGATATACGGCTTTTGGGTTAGCAACCAGATAGAGGCTACCGGTCAGGACATCCGCACGGGGCTGCTGCTTGTAGTGCTCAGCATCGTGGTGCTGCTCAGCATGGTGCTTCCCGGACAGAGACCTGAACAACCCACCCGACGCAACATCTACGGCGACCGGGCGCCCCGATAACCAAGGAGCGGAACGGAGTTTGCCAGAAGGATAACAACCGTGTGAAATGTCATAACTACATATAGGTGAATACATCTCTTTCAATGGGTATGGCAAAAAGATTGGGCAAACGGCCGGCAGCGGGGTTCGATGACCCGCACCGCACTAACCAAAAAAAAACGAATAAGCGATGGCGCTAATCTATCAGAATAAGTTGTGCGTATATGCCAGCGAGCTGATCAGCTTGAACAGGCGTACAGGCGTAGGTAGCGACCTCGGTTTTATCTCCGAGAACAACTACTACAAACTCACCCGTAACAGGCAGCTCATCGTCATGCAGCGCAGCACGCCGCAATGTTCCGCAATCATAGACTTTGAAACCATGAGACCAGACATTAAAGAAAAGTACATCCAGGCATACGGCGACCCACGCAGCCTTCTGAACAAGCAGGCCCAGCAGAACCTGCTGGAAGAGGCCGTGGAGTACAGCAACGATGCCCACGAATACTACGCCACCACCTACCGCTACGACGGCGGCAAGAAGCTGCCTCCGCAGAAGGTGGAAGAGTACACGGTGAATGTCCGCGTGCTCGAGGCTATCCTGACGCTCCGCGACCAGCGGCAGCGGTGGACGATGGGCGGAGGGAGCACCCGCATCAATCTGTGGGGAAGCCTCTGCCGCCTGAGCAACGAACTGCGAGAGCTCACCGACCCGCACGGCCACAAGCTCTTCCCCCACACCCTGCCGGCCAACGCGGCCAGCCTGAAGCGCAAGGCCGACGCCTACGACGCTGCCCGCCGCGAAAGCCGCGAGGCCGCCTTCCGCACCCTTATCCACAAGGGCTACGGCAACCGTGCCGCCGCCAAGGTGCAGAACGAGGACGGCGAGGCCATCCTGCACAAGCTCATCTCGCTGCACAACAACCTGAACAGCGTGCAGGTGATGGAGGAGTACAACAAGGTGGCCGACGTGATGGGCCTGAAACGCATCGCCAGCCCCGCCACCATCGACAACTACAAGCGGAAGATGGAGCTGACGGTGATGCAGACCCGCCACGGCGAGGCCAAGCTGCGCAACACGCGTCTGATGCAGATGCACCGCCAGACGCCCGACCAGGCGCTCACCTTCTGGACGCTGGACGGATGGACGGTCGAGCTCTTCTACCAGAAGAAGACGCCAAAGGCCAAGAACGGCACCCGCTACCTGTACACCACCTACACCAACCGCAAGACGGTGGTCGTCGTGCTGGACGCCTGCTGCCGCTATCCCATCGGCTACGCCATCGGCGACCACGAATGCGTGGCCCTCATCCGCCAGGCGCTGCGCAATGCCGTCCGCCACACCCGCGAGCTCTTCGGCAACCGCTACAAGCCCCTCCAGCTGCAAAGCGACAACTACCAGAAAGGCGTGCTGACGCCCTTCTACGAAGCCCTGAGCCGCTACTACACACCGGCCGCCGTGGGCAACGCCAAGAGTAAGATCATCGAGCCTTACTTTGCCGAGCTGAACCGTGAATACTGCCAGAAGCAGGCCAACTGGAGCGGACACAACATCACCGCCCGCGCCGAGAACCAGCCCAACCTGGAGCTGCTGAACGAGCACCGCGCCCTTATCCCCGACGAGCAGACGGTCATCGGCCAGATAGAGGCCATCATCGCCCAGGAGCGCGCCAAGAAGCTGCCCGAGCTGATGGCCTGCTGGGAGCGCACCGAGGAACGCCGGAAGATGCCCTTCTGCGACGAGGAATACCTGATGCTGATGGGCGAGACCACCGGACGCACCAACCGCATGACGGGCGGCGGCCTCTACATCGAGCTGCAAGGCACGCGCCTCAATTACGAGAGCTTCGACCTGACGCTGCGCGAACACTTCAATGAGGATTGGATTGTCCGCTACGACCCCGACGACCTCAGCCAGGTGCTCATCAGCAACGCCGCCCGTAAAGGCACCAAGGATGCAGGCAAGGAAATAGGCACCCTGAACTACCTGCTCCAGCGCAGCATGACGGTGCCCATGGCCCTGGCCGACCAGCGCCCCGAGCACGTGGAATACCGCAACCGCGTCCGCCAGTTCAACCGCGACCTGACGCAGCGCATCGACGAGAAGCGGCGCGACGTGGACCAGCGGGTGAAGGTCATCACGCAGCAGATACCGGCCATCGGATCGCACGGCCTGCTGGACCGCTACCTGCTGACCGACGCCAAGGGACAGCACAAGGACAAGCGCAGCGAGCAGCGCGAGGAGGTGATCGACGCCGACTTCGAGGAAATCATGAGCCACGTACCCGCCCCGCAGAAAAAACAAGTAACAACCCCGTCCGACGACGATGACGACTACACGTTCAACGCCCAGGACTTTATCAAAAACGACTTTTAAAACCCCGATAGACTATGAACATACAGAACCTGAAGAACTACATCGAAGCACTCGTCGCACGCTGCGGCAGTGCCACCGAAATCGCCCGCAAGTGCGGCATCTCCGTAGCCGCGCTGTCACAATTCCGCAAGGGCAAGTACGGAGCCAAGGAAAATAAGTTGGCGCAGACCATCGCCCAGGCATTGGGATACCGCGAAAACAACTGGAACGTGGTGGAGACCGTCACCAGCTACCAGCAGGTGCATGTGGCCTTCCTCTCGGCCAAGGAAGAAGCCCTGTGGATGGGCATCAGCTCGAAGGCAGGCATCGGCAAGACCGAAACCCTGCGCGACATGTACAACCGCTCCGAGGACGACAGCGTGGTGTTCGTGCAGTGCTCCGAGTGGAATGCCCGCCGCTTTATGGTGGAGCTATACGAGAAGACCGTCGGAAAGACCGACAAGTACCTCACCGTGGAGCAGATGAAGTCTGCCGTCATCAGTTACTTCTATTCCATCTCATCCAAGAACCCCATCCTGCTCATCGACGAGGCCGACAAGCTGAAGCCCGCCAGCATGGCGCTGCTCATCGACCTGTACAACCGCACGGAGTCGTTCCTGGGCGCGCTGTTTGCCGGTACCGAGGTGCTGGAGGAAACCATCAAGCGCGGTGCCTGCCGGGCGAAGAAGAACATGGACGAGATAGACAGCCGCCTGGGCCGTCAGTTCATCCACCTGCTGGGTGCCACCAAGCGCGACGTGAAGGCCATCTGCGCCGCCAACGGCATCGAGGACGAGGACACGCAGGAAAGCATCTGGGGAGCCATCGACAAGACGCGCAAGGAGGTGCCGGGCAGCACGAAGGCGGTGTACTTCACCGAGGACATGCGCCGACTGACACGACTGATCAAGCGCGAGCGGGTTGCGCGGAAGTTGGAAATGAAGCAAGGAGAGTGACCTATGAAAGTCCTCAGCATAAGCAACATCGAAAGCATCCGGCACGAGTTCCTCGACTTCACCGGCGAATGGTACGAAGCCTTCGGCCGTCCCGAGCGGTCGGGCTGCTGGATTATCTACGGCAAGAGCGGCACGGGCAAGAGCAGCTTCGCCCTCCAGCTGGCCCGCCAGATGGACGAGCTGGGGCTGCGGGTGCTCTTCCTCACCCTCGAGATGGGCACCTGCGCCGACTTCCAGGCCGACCTCCGGACGGTGGGCATCCGCAGCGGTGTCAACAAGATAACCTTCGTGGAGAGCTGCACCATCGAAGAGCTCGACGACTACCTCTCCCGCCAGCGCAGCCCCGACGTGGTGTTCATCGACTCCGTGCAATACTTCGAGAAGCAGTGCGGCGCCACCTCCGAGGGCATCATCCGCCTGCGCAAGAAGTACCCCCGCAAGATCTTTGTCTTCATCAGCCACGTGGACGGCAAGGAAGTGGAGGGGAAGACTGCCTACGACGTGAAGCGCGACTCCTACAAGCGCATCTACGTGGAAGGATGGAAGGCCAGCTACGCAGGACGGGGAAATGGAGGCCCGCGGGGCTATTACGTAGTGTGGGCGGACGGGTACCGCCGCTACTGGGTTAAAAACAACATTAACGAAGAAGACAATGGAAACAACGAAGAAAATGATAGGCAGTAGACTCATCAAGCGCCTGCACGCCATCTACCGCGCGTGCGGCATCGACGACGAAGCCAAGCGCGCCATGCTGCTCGACTTGACCGACGGTCGCACCAACAGCACCAAGGACCTCACCAACGAAGAGGCGCAGTACCTGTGCGGTTACCTCAACGGGCAGTTTGCCGGACGCCTGGAGGTACAGACGCGCGACCTTCGCCGCCGACGCTCCGCATGCCTGCGCCGCATGCAGCAGCTGGGGCTGGACACCACGGACTGGAACCGCGTCAACGCTTTCTGCCAGGATCCGCGCATCTGCGGGAAGCCATTCTACCGCCTGAAGGAAGAAGAGCTGAACGCACTCATCGCCAAACTGGAGGCCATCCTCCGCAAACAGCAGCAGCCATGAGCGACGTCATCGACCAGCGCATCAACCGCATCAACCACATCCTCGACCGGCTGGACAAGATACCCGCCGAGGTGGACCGCCTGAACGAGAAACTGTTCAACGGCGGCATCACCCGCGAGGAGTTCGCCCGGATGGTGGACCGCCGCTCTGCCCTGCTCATCGAGCAGGAGCAGCTCGAACGAGAACTGAAGGAAAACTACAGGATTGTGGCAGGAAAATAGCGGATATGCGCAAGATATGCGCAAGATATGCGCAAAATAGCTGCAAAATACCCGCAAAATACCCGCAAAATTTACGCAGAATACGAAAGAAACATTCAACCCCGACCTCACGTCCCGCTCCAACCTGGAGCGAGGCGCCGCGAAGAAGCAGCTGGCACGCCGCATCGACGAGCTGACCGACCGTATCACCAGCCGCATCGACCGCATGGTGGAGATGGTGGCCACCTGTTCGCCCCTCGAGCTGGAGAAGTGGCTCGAAGAGCAGCGTTCCCTCGAAGTGAAGCTGCAGAACATGCAGGACGACTACGAGTACCTGACAGCACCCAAGAGCAAACGCGAAGAAGCACAGCGCATTCGCCAGTACAACGACGATTCACGAAGAAAGATAAACTATTAACCAGTCCGATTTATTAATCATTTAAAAACTTTTTAAAGTATGGATTTATCACAAATGACCAAGGAGCAGCGGGCCGAACTGAAAGCCCAGCTCGAAGCAGAAGAGAGAGCCGAAAACGCACGCATCGACCAGGAGCGCGAAACCTACAAGCAGATGGTGGACGCCGCCGTCAGCTCGGCCGTCAAGAAGCTGCAACTGCTCAGCGCCGAGATGATGCGCGTCAAGCAGGAAGTGTTCCAGGAGTTCGGCGGCATTATCGACCTAAAGAACGAGCTCTTCAAAGTGAAGCTCGACCGCAAGAGCGACACCTTCTCCACCCGCGACGGTGCCATGACCCTCACCCTGGGCAGCCGCACCAACGAGGGCTGGGACGACTCTGTGGACGCAGGCATCGCCAAGGTGAAGGAATACCTCGCCACGCTGGCCAAGGACGAGAACTCCGCCGCCCTCGTCGAGACGGTGATGGGGCTGCTGGCCAAGGACCGCAAGGGCACGCTGAAGGCCAACAAGGTGCTCGAGCTGGAACGCCTCGCCATCAAGACGCAGGACAAGGACTTCATGGACGGCATCCGCATCATCAAGGATGCCTACCGCCCCGTGCCTACCTGCCAGTTCATCAGCGTGGAGACCAAGGACGAGAAAGGCAATTCCGTCAGCCTGCCGCTGTCACTTTCAGCCATGTAAGCCTATGCTCACCTGGCACATCCTGCAACCGAACGACAAGCCCCAGTGGCTTGCCGTTCTCGAACGGAACCTCATCAACACCGTTCGCCCCATGAACCTGACGCCCGACCCGCAGAACTGGCGACACCTGAAAGCCTACATCGACAGCAACATCCAGAGCAGCCGCGAGCGGGGCCTGATCCGGGCGGAGAAAATAGAGACCAAACAAGTGACCGACGAAGGGGTGACCGCCATCCACCTCTTCCGGAATAATACGGTGATGGCGGTGTTTAAGATAGAATAGCGATGCTGATAGATACAATTATTTACGCGATGGTAGTTCTAATCGACACTACCGCAACCGATAATCGGTTTGAAAAGGCTTTCCAGGAAGCCGACCGCAAGTTCCGCATTGAGATGCTTCGACAGGCTTCTCGCGAGGCAGTCGAAAGCGCCAGCCGGAAAACAGAGAAAACAAAGGTTTTGAAGATTTACAGAAAGGAGGATTATGAATAAATCTGTTTATCGTACAATAGAGCGAGCCTCAAAAAAATATGTTGAATATATGGGCGTATGTCAAATTGTTGCAAGGGAGGCCCAAAAGCACATTGATTGGAATGATGATGTTTCTTGTATGTATTACCCAGCAGATGGCATTTGTATTGAGATTGATGCGCATGTTTGCCCGGCATCAAGATTTTTTCAATTATTGGAAGAATTGCAAAAAGATAAATTAGATAAAAGAACATATATACTTAATTGCATTTAATATGAAGAAAGTATACATCAGCGGCGCCATCGCCGGGCATGACCTGGCCGAGCGCAAGGCCGCATTCAAGGCGGCAGAGAGAGAATTGGCAGAGATGGGCTTTGCCCCCGTGAACCCCTTCGACAACGGCGTGCCCGACGAAGCTCATTGGCGCGTACACATGCGTGCAGATATCGCCCTGCTGGTGCAGTGCGACATGATCTACATGCTGCGGGGCTGGGAGCTCAGCAAGGGCGCGAAGCTGGAGCACGACGTCGCCACTTCGTGCGGCATTAAAGTTCTGAAGTACGAATGATCTACCGAGAACCCCGTAACCTTATTGTCCAGGTGGAGGACGGCCTGATGGGCCAAGTCCTCTACTACTGGACATACTACAACAAGCCGACCAAGCTCCTCATCCTTCGCGCCAACACCGAGGGGCTGACGGCCATCAAGCTAACGATGAACAACGCCGACGCCGGCTCCTTTGTCTATATCCTCGCAGAGCGGTTGAAAGTGAGGCTCTACGACGCGGACACCAAGCAGCCGGTACAGGTACAAGACATTTTTATGTAACGAAAAGAAAAACGGATATGACAGAAGCAAAAGCCATGAGCATTATCAACGAGCACGAGGCACTGGTGGTAGGTGTCACCTACAACCTGCTCTTCACCAACGACATCGTATGCGCCGCCATTATCGACATGATGAGCGAGCTGCGCAACTCACCCCTCTACCGCCACGGCATCAAGATGAAGGCACGCCTCGCCAACGAGCACCGCCACAACTACGAGCTGCGGCTGAACGAAATCATCAACCGCTCCAGCAACTTCTTTGCGGAGGCCAACGACGCCTTCAGCAGCCGCGTGCAGCCCTTCGTGGACCATCTGTACTACGCGCTCAAACAAGAATTTGACAACCACCGCCAGCCGCACGCCTCCGTACTGGCACGCATGGAGCTGGCGCGCACGCTGGCCACCTACGCCTGCATCCAGTTCGACGAACGCATCCGCATGATGCGCCAGCGCGACCCGCAGTTTGCCTGCTTCCGCGTGGACTTCCTGCGCATCACCGCCATCAGCCAGGCCATGGACCGCCTGATGGAAGCCGTGCCTACCAGCTGCACCATTGACCTCAACACCACCCGCGTAAAACAGGCCTTGTCCGCTCTCCAGAACAAACTGACCGACGCAAACAACATTGCGGAGGCTATTTCGGCATAAAAACAAGTGACAGTTATTCAGTAAGCCCCGAATTTCGGGGCTTTTCTGTTAATCAACCTTAAAAACCTGCTTTTATAGAGAAATAAATGTGCTATATATGATACATTTCAGAAAAAAGCATTATCTTTGCAGTGTAATTAATAACAATAGAACCGGGGGCAACGGTATATACACTGCAACAAAACTATGACAGCTGAAGAAGTTAAAAATGTATTGAGCGCTAACAGAGAAGAAGTTATCCGTTTTTTTAATGAAAACGTAAAGGAAGACAGATTCTACAACCTGAAATGGTTTATGACGCGCGTGCTGAACTACGCCACTATTTCTTGGGCACGTAGAAAAAACCTCACCGAAAAAGATGTTGAAAAGGTACTGAAGGGTGTTATGAAAGAAAACCCTCAGATAGCCAAAGGTTATGTAAGCAATTACCAGAAGGCTGTCAGATATTACGGCGAAAAGCTGGCCTATCAGATACTGAACGCAAGATAATGTATTACCCTCAAAAAATAAAAATCATGAGATCACCGAAAGACAAATTTTACGCAGAAGCCTGCTTCGACAAGGCTTTGAAAGAGATAGGAAGTGTTGTATCTGTAACCGCCAACACGCTGGAAGAAGCCGAATGCCTGATAAAGCAGGAGTGCCAGCGGCTTAAAAGCACCGCATACATTACAATCCGGGAGAACATGGCAGTTTATCCGTCCTTTGACTGGAAAGTAGTAAATACGTTTAAATACGATTTAAAATGAATGCCCGCGAGCAGATAGGCCTCCAGCTGATGGAGGCCCGGAAAAAGAAACAAATGACGCAGCAGGAAGTGGCAGACCAAGCAGGCATCACACGCCCGAACCTATCCCGAATAGAAAGCGGGAAATATAATGCAAGCATTGATATTATTTCGAAAGTGTGCGACGCCATTGGCGTCAAAATCACCATACAAGAAGAGGCGGCCCGATAAGGTCGCCTCTTTTCGTTTCACCATTTTCGTGGCCAGACGAAAATGCTCATTCTCCCGGCTCGCCCAGGTATCGCACGATGGCCTCGTGCTGGAGCGGCGTCAGTGCCCGCTGGCGGGGCTTGAAGTGAAGTTCGGCCAGGCGGGCCTTCAGCTCACTGTTCAGCTCGATCCAGCGGTGCAGCTGCGAGGTGGCGCTGCGGGGCGTGCTGCGGGGGAAGTATTGCTGAGCCAGGTCGGAGAAGTAGATAGCGTTCATGTCGTTGTGTGGTTATGGGTTACAGCGGACTTTCTTCCTGGCCGTCGTCACCGGTTCCGCTGTCCGTGCCCGAAGTCAGGGCCTCGCCCTTCTTCGCCACGCGGCGGAACTGGAGGCTGGAGAGGCCGCGGGTGGTGGCGTTGGCCACGGTCTTGCCCGGGCGGTACTGCACCGACACGCCGATGATGTTGGCCGAGGTGAAGGCTTCTTCCGTTTCCGGGCCTTCGCTCTGAAGCTGGAGCTGGAAGGTGCCCAGGTTTTCGGCCTTGACTATCTTTCCGGCCGCCAGGTGGCGGTTCAGCTGCTTGATGAAGGCACGCACGGCGGCCAGCACGTCGGCATCGGTCAGCGTGGTGCTGTAGGCAATGTCTTCGGCGATGTCGTCCAGCGTGACGGTTCCGCTGGCCTGCATGCGGGCGTACCACTTCTTGGGAGCCTGGTTGTTGCCCGGCTCGCTGGTGTTTTGATAAAGGCTGTAGTTGATCATAGAGTAATGGATAATTGATAATGAATAATGGATAATGATGCCTTACCGGTTTGGCGCGACAAAGGTAGGACGACGGCAGGCGGCCTTTGTCGTCTAATTTGCTTTATCGCATCGAAATGCGTATTTTTGCATATAAATACATTGAAGCAGCCAACTTCATCAACCATTAAAAACTCGTATGTTATGCCACGCAACAACCAACTTATCCAGGAGCGCAACCGGCGCATCGCGGAGACCTACCACCAGCTGGACCATCAGGGACTCCGATACAGCATCATCCTACAGGCCATCTGCAAGGCCTTCTACCTGTCCGAATACCGCGTACAGGCCATCATCCGTCAGATGGTGAAGGACGGCACCTTTGTCGAGGGCGAAGCCTTGCAGCCCGCCCGTGGCCGCCGCAAGGACGACCACGGCGTGCAGCTCACCTTACAGCTGTCGTTATCCTGACCGTCGCCTTCACCGGCTCCAGCTCCTTGTCGATGTACTCCGCCACGCCAACGGTATAGGTGGCTTCGTAAACCTTGATGCCGTGGTTGGCCGTGTAGAAGCGGCTGGCCGTGCGCACCAGCGCCTGCTCCTCGCCGATGCGGTGCCCCTGTAACAGCACATGCAGCCGCCGCCGCTGCTCCTCTCGGGAGGCGATGCGGTCGGTGGTGCCGCTGCCGTAGTGGGTGTCGTCGTAGCAGTCCAACACCAGGCGGACGCGCACCTGGGCGGTGCCCAGCTGGTTGCGGCCTTCCACATTGCTCCAGGTGGTGTCCGGCGCGTCGATGAGGACGGCAGGGAATACCAGCGGGTAAGTGTCTCGGTTGGGGTCGTCCAGCATCTCCAGCTGGCCGTAGTCCTCGTCAACCAGCTTCGCGTCGGCGAAGTTCTGCCCCACGTAGTCAACGAGGTGTTCCAGAAGATTTTCCATAATTTTTCACGAAATTATCCAGTTCTTTAGCTATTGTCTTGTTCACGACGTCCGTCAGGCTGCGGCTTTCGCCCAGGAACTTGCGGGCGGGCATGCGAACGGTGCTGCCCACCTTCTTCAGGGCCATGTTTCGCCAGAACTCGGCTTCACGGCTCAGTGCCTGGTTGTACTTGCCCCGGCTCTTGCGCCCGCTCTTGGTCAGCCGCATGCTTCCCTTTGCCTCGATATGCTTCGCCCAGAAAAACCGCTTCATCTTGGCCGTCACACGGATGGTGCCGCCGTCGTTCTGTATCTCGGCATAGGGCAGTTCGTTTTTCACCACGACGCGGCCTTTCTGCGGCTCGTAGCGGTTGGCATCCATCAGCGTGTTGGTGCCGCTCAGCAGCGGGCCGTAGCGTCCGGCCGTTCCGTTGAAGGAAAGCCGGCGTCGGTAGGGCTCGTCCCACTCGTTGCCGTCGATGCCTCCCTTGCGGAAGTTGTCCTTTACCTGCGCCACCGCCGCCCGTCCTACCTTGACAGGCAGCACCCGGTCGCGCAGATGCACCAGCGCCTTCAGGCTGGCTTCTATCTCCCGCTTGATGTTGGGTGCCTGGCTCATGTCGTCCTCCTTCCTGCAACCTTGGCCGCCGCCTCTTCGGCTCCCGGATAGGCCTGCGTGTAGTACGGGTGCGAGCGGGCGAAGAGCCTTCCGTCCTCAGCGGGGTTGTTGTCCAGGCCGGGCACGGGCGGGATGGGTGCAAAGTCGGCCACGGCCTCCAGCGTGGTGGGCTCGTCGGTCTGCTCCAGCGAGCACTTGCAGTTCCAGCGGTCGCCCGGACGGTGCTGTTGCCAGAAGGGATGACCGATGGGCAGCGTCAGCCGTGCCTGCCAGTACTGGCGGTGGTACACGTCCTGCTCCACGCTGGTGGTGGGCATCCATCGCACGTTGGGCAGCACGTCGGCCTCGGCCTCGAACTGCTTCCACTCGGCGGCACGCTGGGCGCGGATGACGGCCGTGTCGTGTTCCGTCTGCAACCAGCGGCGGCAATAGTGGTCGGCGATGTCCTCCACGTCGCGCCGCCACTGCTCGAAGGGCTTCAGCTTCCCGTCGGCATCCAGCAGGCGGGCGGCCATGTCGTTCTGCATGCGGTGGGTGCGGAAGGCCGAGAAGGTCTCGTTGCCCGTGCGCAGCTGCTCCAGGAACTCCTGCGAGAGGTCGAAGGCCGGTGCCTGGGTCAGTCCTTCCACCGCCGCCTCGTTGAAGAGGCGCAGCGCCTCGCGGAAAGCATCCTCCTGGATGTCGTTGCGCACGTCCATGCCGTCGTAGATGGCGGTGAGCACCTTCGTGATCAGCTCGTTGCTGAAGCTGATGCCCGCCTCGGCCGCATTGTGCAGATGCGTCCCTCCGCAGCAGGTGCAGGGCTCGTTGTAGAGCCTGTCCACTAAAAGGGCAAAGGAGCCCCGTCGTTCAGCGGGGCCAATCCGAAAAAATGCCGTATGCGGTTGGTCAGACTGCTGCCTGTCGGTTCCTTTTTCGTCTGCTCCAGCGGGTTTTTCCGGCTGCCGCGCACCTGCGAGGCCTGCGACTCCAGCTGGTTGGCCATCTGCTCGCGCAGCTGCCGGTCGGCTTCCTCCTTGGCCTTTATTTCGGCCTTCATCTGCTCGTAGTCCTCGGGCTTGTCTATCTGGAGCACGTCGTACATGTAGTCGTCACTGATGGGCAGCCCCATGGACTTGGCCTTCTGGATGACGTCCACCTGCTGCGTGGGGTTCAGCACCCGGTCCTTCATATAGACGAACTCGCCGCCCTCGGTGTTCACGCCCAGCGACTGGAAGATGTCCGTCATGTCGTAGTTCAGCACGTCGAGGATGAAGTCGCGGTCGTCGGCCTTCAGCATGTCCTCCTCTTCCTGGTGCACGGTGCCCAGGGCCTGCGTGCCGCTGCGCTGCGCGTCGGTGGTCAGCGTGTTGCCCAGCACGCGTATGCTCATCTCCTTATTGCAGGCGTCCTTGAAGCGTTCGTAGAGGTCCACCGTGCCGCTCTTGTTGGCGCTCTCCACGAGGTTCAGGCTGCTTTCCTTGGGGTGGATATAGACGGCGTTCGCGCCCTGCTGGCGGGCATCCTCGAGCAGCCGCCTGCGGGCTTCCTCGTCGCCGGCGTCGTAGGTATATTCGCGGATGGGCATGCCGAAGATCTGGCAGAACTGTGCCCAGTCGGCCATGTTGCCGCGCTTGTAGAGCACCATCGGCACCAGCTCGGCCAGCATGCCCAGTCCGCGGTCGCTGTCGGCCACGTACAGGGTGTTCTCGAAGGCCGAGAGGGGGATGCCCGTCGTGTCGTTCTGCATCCGCAGGATTTCCCGCTTCACGGGGTCGAAGTGCTTGTAGGGCACCTGGTAATACTTGATGTAGCCGTCGTCGCCCCGGTAGAACTGGAAGAGCCCGAAGCCCCAGAACTTGGACATCAGCACTTCCTTGACAAACTTGCGGAACCACGGCGAGCGTATCTCCCGGTTTACCTCCTCCACCGGCTTGCCGTCGCGGCGGAACTCGATGGGGATGCGGCTCACGCCGATGCGCCGCTTGTCGATGATGCCGCTCAGGAAGTTGTCCAGCAGGGCGCTCTCGTACATGTCGTAGAGGCGGGCGCGGTTGTAGAAGTCAATGGCCTTGGCACTGTTGATGCTGGCCACGTAGGCCGTCATGTCGAAGTAGAACAGTTCCGGCATCTGGAGGACGATGGTAGGCTCCATGGTGCGCAGTCCCATGCCGTCGGCCACGCGCTGCGACCGGCGGAAGTCGGTGTAGCCTCCCTCGGTTATAATTCGTTGTTTTTTCTTCGGTCTTGCCATAATTTATAACTTGTTTAAAGGTGGTTTAAAAATACACGTTCCGCTGCGGATGGCTGTCGATGAGCCAGGGCGACTTGTCGGCCAGCTCTTCGGCGGGCAGCTCGGGCAGGCCTTCGATGTTGGCCTTGTAGTCGTGCACGTCGCGCAGGAACTGCATGGCGTCCTCGTAGCGGTCGCGGCGCACCTGCGACATCTTGTAGGGGTTGTGCTGGCAGAAGATTTCATAAACGGCGATGTCGAGGCACACCTTCAGGACGAGCACGTTTCGCTCGTCGCCTGTTGCGGCGAAGATGGCGTCGCAGTCGTAGCGGTTGTCCAGCAGGCTGCGCACGGTGGCGATGGCGCGGTTCTCGCAGACCTCCATCACAGCGTTGCCGTCGGCTGCGGGTTCGCGCAGCAGGCTGTCCAGTATCTCGCGGTGGATGGTGGGGTCGTAGTCGGTCAGTTGGATAAAGTTGTTCATATCAATGTAGAATGAAGAATGATGAATGAAGAATTATGCTTGTACCACGCTGTATCGGCGCAGCAGTTTTTTGAAGTTCTTGATGTTGAGGGCCTGCATGTACACACAGTTTTCTTCCACTTCCAGCCGGTGTCGGATGCGGGTGCTCCCGTCCGGGTTCATCTGAGGTACAGGCGTAAACACCGCCTTCTTGATTTCTCCGGTTGTGCGGTTGTAACTGAACATGGTCAGCCCCGGCCGCTTGCGGCAGCTTCCGATGTAGTGGTATTCGTTCTGCTGTTGCTTCTGCTGCTGCATCACGATTTCGTGGCGGCAGTCCTCGCGTTGCTCGATGATGTTCATAATCTATATTTGTTATTATCTTGAAAATCCTTATAAGCGATGGTGACACCCGGGTCCAGCTCCTTCATCTTGCGGAGGATCATGTTGTAGCCGCCCTCCACGCAGTCGGGACCGTCGGCGGGGTATGGCAGGGAGAGCTCGAACATGCGGAACTGGTCGCACATCTCCTGCATGTGGGGGTTGTCGCGCTCGTCCTCGTTGAACACCAGGCGGCCGTTGCGGTCCAGCGGCTCCAGGTTGGCCTCGATGCGGGTGGCCTTGTCTATCTTGTCGCGTCCGTCGCCGATGATGTACAGGTTGCTGTGCTTGCGCTCGTTGGCCTCGCGGATGAGGGGCTTGAACACCTGCTCGAAGAAGGGGTCCTGAAGGGTGTTATTTTCTTGGTAGAAGTACACGGTGGTCTGGCTGCCTACAAATTCCTTCAGCAGGTAGAACCACTCGATATAATTGGCATTGGTCTCGCGGGCGCAGAAGCACTTGATGACGTACAGCGTATTCCGGCACATGCCCAGCAGGGCCAGCGCCTTGAAGCTGGTGGCCTTGTTGCGGCTGTTGCTGTACGACGGGTCGCCGTAGGCAAGCACGAACTTGAACTTCTTCAGCGGAGGCACCTTGCCCATCGTCACGTTCTGGAAGACTTTGCCCTCGGTGACGGGGTTGTTCATGTACTCGCCCTGGAAAGCCGCGCTGCTGATGCTGGAGCGGATGCGGGCAATGTGCTCCGGCGTGTTCTTCTGCGGCCAGGTGCTGTTGCCCTGCTTGTCCACCAGATTGATGACATCCCAGTGGTCGGCCTTCTGCCCGGCACGGCCCACGCAGGTGTCCTTGGCGATGATGTTTCCGCAGAAGATGATGGTGGTGGGCTCGCTGACCGAGCGTGTGGGATAGAGCGCCTTCTCCCACCACTTCCACTTCTTGTCGATGGTGGCGGGGTTGCGGCAGTCTTCGTCCGTGTCGAAGTCGTCCACCAGCAGCACGTCCGGACGGATGGCTTCGTTTCGGCTACCACGGGGAGCATTGCCCGCACCGATGGCATAGAAGGCCGCTCCGCCTTTGGTGACAAATTCGCTTTCTGTCCACTGCCCCAGGTTCTGCTGTTCGCCGTAGAAGGCCTTGATGCGTCCGTTGGCCTCGAAGTTGCCCTTGTAGGGGCGCAGCAGCTTCTCGGCGCTGGTCTGCGTGGCCGACGCCAGGATGACGTTCTTCTTCCGGCCGGTCAGCGTGAGATACATCACGCAGAACATCACGATGGTACTCTTGGCCAGCTCGCGGCTCCACGACAGCACTTCGAACCATTCGGGGTTGTTCAGGATGCGGCGGATGGCCTTCTCCTGGAAGGGGGCGAAGTCGTACTTCGCATAGTTGGGGAAAAAGTATTTTATCCACTCCAGCGGATGCGACTCGAGGTACTCCTTCTTGCGCGCCTTCTCGGCCTCGCTCAGGTTCACTTCGACGGGCGTGGCGTTGGCAATGTCGGCCACGTAGTCGGCCCACTCCTTCAGCTTTTTCTTTTCGTCCAGTGTCATCGTATGCTATCTTTTAAGAAGAGGTCCCACAATTTCACAAACTCCTTGGCCTTCTCTACGTTGGAGAGGCGCAGCCAGTCGCCGAAGCGCATGCCGGCCGATACCAGGTCGGCGATGCCTACGTCCGTCTCCATGGACTTGATGGAGGAAGACAGTTTGGCCATTACATCAGCTTCCTTGGTGTTGGGAATTCTGTTGGAACCGTCACGGCTCAAGATTTCTTCGTTGATGTTGTTCAGGTGCTGGTACATCCGCTTCAGGATTTCCTCGCGGGTGACGGACATGCCCGCCTTCAGTTCGTCCCACTTGCCCGCCTTGGCCCATCGGCTGATGGTCTGCCGCTGCACGTCCACCTTCGAGGCTATCTCCTCGTAGGTGTAGCTGCCCAGCAGATATATCTCTCGGGCGAGTGCTTTCTTCTGTTCGCTTTTCAGGTCTGCCATATCGTTACATGTTGTTTACGGTGCAAAAGTCGGAAGAAAGCGTCCGGAAACGAAAACAGGCACGCATGCTGCCATTGCCGGGATGCACCGTGCCATCCGCCCGTGGCACGGTGCGTAGGCCGATTTTTTTTCGGGAAAAGTGTACCGATTTTTGCGGTGCGAAACATAACGACGAGTAATTGTATGACGAAAATTTTCACAAACCAGATTCCGGGCGACGGCAGGGTGGCCGTGCTGCTCTACGGACTGATAGGCGAAGGCATGAAGGCCGACAGCGCGCGAGTTGTGGCCGAGCTGATGGAGTTGGCTGCTCAGTACAGCAAGATAGACCTTCACATCAATTCGCAGGGCGGAGATGTATTCGCCGGCATCGCCATCTACAATGCACTGCGCACGGTGCAGGCCGACGTGGACATCTACATCGACGGCCTGGCTGCCAGCATTGCGGGAGTCATCGCCCTATGCGGCCGTCCGCTCTACATGAACAAGTACGCACGCATCATGCTGCACCGCGTGTCGGGAGGCAGCTGGGGCACGGCGGAAGACCTGCGGACGGCGGCCGATGCAGCCGAACAGATGGAAGCCAGCCTGGCGGAGATGATTGCCAACCGCTGCAAGATGACCGCCGAAGCCGTGAAGGAAAGCTACTTCGACGGAAAGGAGCACTGGATAAACGCACAGCAGGCTCTCGACATGGGGCTGATAGACGGCATCATCGAGGAAGCGCCCTACACGCTGCCTGCCGACGCTACGAATGAAGAAATATACCAATTTACTAACCGGCTCTTGACGGAGCCACAAAACCAAGAGAATATGGCTTTAATTGAAGACTTGAAGAAGAGACCTTCCTTCGCCAACATGAGCACGGAAGATCAGATGTTGCAACACATCACCACGCTGGAGAACCAGGCTGCAAAGGTGCCCGCTATGGAGGCACGAATTATCGATCTGACCAACCAGCTGAACGAACAGAAGAAGGCGTCGCGCACGGCCTACCTGAACCAGGCAGTCAGCGAGGGACGCATCACCGCCGAGCAGGTGCCCACCTTCCTGAACCTGATGGAGGCCGACGAGGTGAGCGCACGCGCCGCCATCGACTCGATGCCGAAGCGAGGCTCCACAAAAATCGAGGACGTGCTCCACATGGGAGGCACCGGCAACACCGACCTGGCCAACATGAGCTGGGACCAGATTGACAAGGCCGAGCGCCTGGCCGAGCTGAAGGCCACGAACCCCGAGCTCTATCAACAGAAGTTTAACGAAAAATTCGGTAAATAACTATGGCAATTCAAAGAGAACTTTGGCAGAACACCATCGTAGAAGGGCTGTTCGCCGACAACTCGTTCATGAGCAAGGCTGTGAACGATGACATGTACGTAAACATGGGCAAGAAGGTGCACATCCCCAACGCGGGCGCACCGAGCAACGTGGAGGTGAACCGTGGTACGGTGCCTGCCACCGTGAAAACCCGCACGGACGTCGATGTGGAATACTCGCTGGACGAGCTGACCACCGACCCCATCCGCATTCCGCACGCCGACACGGTAGAACTGAGCTACAACAAGCGAAATAGCGTGATCAGACAGGACCGCCTGAAGCTTATTGAAACCGCTGCCGTGAACATGCTCTACCGCTGGGACCCCACATCGACCAACTTTGTGCGCACCACCGGTGCAGCTGTACTGGCACACACACCGTCGGCCACCGGTAACCGCAAGGCCCTGACCAAGGCCGACGTGCTGGCACTGATGACCAAGTTCAACCAGGACGACGTGCCCGCAGAAGGACGCTACCTGCTGCTGGACTCCGTGATGTACGCGCAGCTGCTGAACGACCTGAGCGAGGCCGACAAGTGGAGCTTCCTCCAGAGCGCCAACATGCAGCAGGGCACGCTGGGCATGCTCTACGGCTTCAACATCATGCAGCGCAGCAAGGTGCTCCGCTATGCTACAGGCAACACGCTGAGTAAGTGGGAAACAGCCGGAGCTACCAGCGATAATGCTGCCGGACTGGCCTGGCAGACAAACAGCCTGAGCCGCGCCCTGGGCGAGGTGAAGATGTTCGACTCCATCGACAACCCCACCTACTACGGCGACATCTACAGCTTCCTGGTACGTGTGGGCGGTGCCATCCGTCGCAATGACAAGAAGGGCGTCTATGCACTGGTGCAGGACGCTGCCGTGTAACAACCTCAAAAAAAAGAAAGGAGTAAACTATGCCATTACCAAGCATCAAGATATCATTCCTGAACGGACAGCTCGGCACTGTGTCCGAGAGTCAGGACGGTCTGCTGGCACTGGTATGCGGGGCTACGCAAGTAGCCTCGACTTTCTCCCTCGGAAAGGCATACACCATCTACCGGCTGGCCGGACTGGAAGCACTGGGCGTCACGGCAGAAAACAACACTGCCCTGTACCGCCACGTGAAGGACTTCTACACCGAGGCCGAAGAAGGCACCAGACTGGTGGTGTACGGAGTGGAGAAGACCAAGAAGATGACCGACCTCTGCGACAAGGACAGCGGTCCGCTGAAAGCCTTGCTGCAAGCACAGAAGGGCGAACTGCGCGGCCTGATCATTGCCCGCGACCCGGGCGAGGAGGTCGTGAGCGTGACCGAAGGGCTGGACCCAGACGTATTTACCGCCATCCCCAAGGCGCAGGCTTTGGCCGAATGGGCGACGACCGACCTCTACGCCCCTATCTTTGTGGCTCTCGAAGGACGCAGCTTCGACGGCGATGCCGACTCGTTGCAGAACCTCAGCGAGCAGGCCAACAACCGCGTATGTGTCGTTATCGGCGACACCACGGCAGGAAGTGAAGGCGCAGCCATGGGATTGCTGGCGGCACGCATTGCCTCGGCAGCCGTGCAGCGCAACATCGGCCGCGTGGCCGACGGTGCCATCGCAGCGACGGAGATGTACCTGGGCGACAAGCCGGTGGAGGAAGTGATGGACGCCATCAGCACCATCTACGACAAGGGCTACATCACCCCGCGCACCTACGTTGGTAAGAGCGGGTACTTCTGGACCGACGACAAGCTGGCCACCGAACCTACAGACGACTACGCACACCTGACGCACCGGCGCGTGGTGGACAAGGCTTACCGCATTGCCTACGACACGCTGCTGAACTACATGCTCGATGAAATCATGGTGAACACCGACGGCACCATGCAGCAGGCCGTGCTGAAGAGCTGGCAGGCTGCCGTGGAAAGCGCCATCGACAACCAGATGACCGCACAGGGCGAGCTGAGCGCCGACCTGACTGCCGGCGAAAGCGGCTGCTCGTGCTACATCGACCCCTCTCAGAATGTACTGGCCACTTCGACCGTGAACATCACGCTGAAGGTACGGCCTTACGGATACGCACGATATATTGTTGTTGAACTCGGCTTCCTCGTAGAAGCACAATCCTAACGCCTATGTTTAACAGTAGAGAATACGAATGGGCAGACATTTCCCTCATTGTGGCCGGTCGTCCGGTGACAGGCATCCGTGCTGTCAGATATACAAAGAGCCAGGAGAAGGAAGCCCTCTATGCAAAGGGGAACAGGCCCCACAGCATCCAGCACGGAAACAAGAGCTACGCGGGCAGCCTGACCTTACTCCAGAGCGAACTGGAAGCCCTGGAACTTTCGGCGGGCGGCGATGCGCTCGATGCCAACTTCGACATCATGGTGGCCTATGGCAACCCGCTGAAGGGTGACGTCATCCAGACTGACTTCATCAAAGGTGCCGAGCTGACCGAGATACCGAAGGGTATGGCTCAGAATGACAAGTTTGCTGAAATTGAATTGCCGTTCATTGCGCTGGACATCAAGAACGGCTATGTGTAACTTTAAAAACAGTTTAAAACATGTTTCAAGCAACCGAGCAACAGATCCAGGAATGGAAAAACAAGCACAAGGACATCTATCTGGTGACCTTGGAAGATAAAGCCTGCTACGTGCGCAAGCCGAAACGTCAGGACCTGAGCTACGCCATGGTAGCCAGTCAGGGCGGTAAGGATGCCATCAAGATGCAGGAAGCGCTGCTCAACAACTGCTGGCTGGACGGCGACAAGGAGTTCAAGGAGGAAGACACCTTCTTCTTCGCCGCATCGGCCAAGCTGAGCGAGCTGATGGAGACGAAGGAGGCCGAGATAAAAAAGCTGTAACCGAGGCCGACGGGCGGGTGGAAGCCGACTGGATAGGGTACCA